TGGAGAGCTTTTAACTCAAAGTCTAAAAATCGGAAAAGATGGAAAAAATGCAATTTCAAGGTATTCGGATGAGTTAACAAACGCTGGAGGAAAAGCTAAGTCAATGGCCGATATAATGAGAGGTGGAACTTCTGGGGCTTTGGCTTCTTTGAAATCAGCATTTGAAGGTCTCCAGATAGCAATCGCTGACAGTGGATTACTCGATTCGTTCACAACTATTATTAAAAGCTTAACAAGAATGATTTCATGGATGGCCAAGTCTTCACCTTGGGTTATAAAGCTTGGCGTAGCTTTTGGGGTGTTCTTATCAGTTATGGGGCCATTACTTCTTGCTCTAGGTTCTTTTCTAGTTGCACTACCAACCATTCTTCCAGTCTTAATTATTTTGAAAGGCGTAATGATAGGCATGGTGACGGGCGCTCTATTTCCACTAATGCTAGTACTAGGCAAAATTGCTTTAGTTGTTGGTGCCGTTCTTGGAGCATTATGGCTATTAGGAAAAGGCGTTGAAGTTGTTGCTTCGTGGTTTGGGTTATCAATCAAACCAGTTGATGCTTTTTTAACAGCGCTTTCGAGAGTCTGGAGAATGATCAAGGGTTTTGGATCTGGACTCATGAAGAAAATGGGTTTTGGAGTAACACTTACCAAAGACGAAAGAATTGAAAGAAGTAAAGCATACTTCAGTAAACGAAACGCCCTAAGAGAAAGCGCTAAAAATGTATTATCGGAAAATGCAAAAGACAATTTAACAAACTCAAGCAAGCAAGAAAAAATTGAAAAGTTTGAAGTTACTATAAAAGATGAAAAAGGAAAAGTTAAAGACATTATAAAGGTTGGAGAGGATAAGAAGCTTTTTAGTTCTAATCTTGGTCCAGTCATGGGGGCTTCGTAATGAGTTGGCAAGATGATATTAGGAAGCCATCAATAAATGGAGTTAGATTTGAAATTTCAGATTCTTCTTCAAGTGGTGGAAACAAATTAGAAGATGCAAAAGACAAGGAAACCGGAAAAGTTTCTAAGCCTGGAGTTATAAATAATGGCCATCAAATAAAGAAATACTCCATAAATGGTTTTCTTGTTGGTGAAGACTATCTGAAACAAGCCGAAAAAATAGAAATCGAATTAAAGAAATCTGAAGAAGCCAGATTAATCCACCCCTTATATGGGAATGTAATAGTTCATATTGAAAGCTATAGCTTTAAGCACGTTAATATAAAAGGTAAAATGATCGAGTTTTCCTTGAGTTGCTGGGAGGCTGGAAAACTAAAATATCCAACCTCAAAAACTGACAAAGTTGGAAAAGCTGTAGAACTTCAAAAAGAAATAGATATTACTATAAAAAACAGCTTTGTTAAAGAATTCTCAGTAGCTGGACGCCCACAATTCGTTAAAGACGCGTCTATAGGAATGATTGAGCAAGCTTCACAGTCTTTTGATCAATTATCAGAAGGCGTGACCGAGTACGCTGATTCTATAGGGAAATCTGTTTTGGAGTCTAAGAAACTATTTGCCGACGCCAAAGACCTTGTAGAAAAGCCACTGGATTTAGTTAACAGGCTTCAATTTAATTTAGACCTAGCAAAAGATTTTTCGAATGATCCCAAAGACCTATTTAAATCTTACAAAAAAACAAAAAGCTACGCAGTTGAAAAAGTAGGATTCACTCCCCTAACAGATACAAGAAAACAAGAATTGAAAAATGAAAACCAACTAAAACAAGTTATTAAGGTTGGAGGGCTAACTAGATCAATCGTCCAAGCTATTACTATTTCTGAAAACAACTCAATAAAAAATAGCCAAGAAGCTGAGCTTATAAGAGCCGATCTTATTGAATCCCTCACTGAAGTAATTGAATCAACTACAAATGATGAATTGTTTATTCAAATGATGGAAATGAAGACTCAAGTAATCCAAGCAATACCAGGTGAAAATAACTCACTACCAAGGCTATTGAGCGTACAAGTGGAGAATACAGTTAACTCATTGTCATTATCTTATGAACTAAATGAAAGCCTAGAAAATGAGATTGATATTATAGAAAGAAACAAGATCAAGCACCCTGGTTTTATAACGCCCAGAAAAATAGAAGTTACTTTATAATGCTAACTCTAACTACAAATGGAAAAGTTTATACGGGTTTTTCTACAATTGACTTCTTCACCTCTATGAACGCGGTTGCTTCAAGTTGTTATCTTAGATTCAAAATGGATTCAAAATTAATGTCCAATATCGAAATATTAAAAGATCATGAAGTACAAATAAGCATTAAAAATAAAAAAATATTAACAGGTTATGTTGACGCAATTGAAAAAGAATTCAATGCAGAATCAAACCAAATGCACATTTATATTAGATCAAAGCAATCAGACCTTGTAGATTGCTCGTTAATTAGTGATCCTGGAGAATTTAAAAATCAGTCACTAAAAGAAATAATAACAAAATTTGTCTCTCCTTTTGGTATTTCTCTAATCTCTGAAGTTGGGGACGGTGGAGTTTTTGATAAGTGGTCCGTAACTCCAGGCGAAACAGTTTGGGAGAACATAGAAAAGGCTACTAGAATAAAAGGTCTTTTATTAGTCGGTGATATTAATGGAAATCTAAAACTGATAACCCCAGGAAAAGAACAAGAAAAAACACAACTTATAGAAAATTTAAATATTGTAGAAGCCTCTCAAAAAAGTGACAACACAAGAAGATATTCAAATTATATAGTAAAGGGCCAGTCTCCAGATCTTATAACAGACGCCATTGGTGAAACAAAAGATGCTTCAATAAAGAGATATAGACCCCTTTTAATATTTTCAGAGGCCCCAGTGAACATATCCGGAGCAAGAAAAAGAGCTGAGTGGGAAAACATAATAAGAGCAATGAGAGGTGAAGATTTAACAATAACTGTTAATGACTGGCTAACAAGCCCAGATGGAAGCCACTGGGAAACCAATAAGAGAACAAAGGTTATTTCCCCAACACTGGGAATTAAAGAAGAATATTTGATAACAACAATAAGATATTACTCTAATGAAGACAGATTTCCTAAAACAGAAATTGGACTAGAGAGGATAGACTCTTTTATCCCTACTAACTCAGTTAACGAAAAGGCAAAGCGATGAATTCAATTATGAATAAGATTCACTCTCTCTTTTCTCGCGGAAAACTATCTTCTTCAAATGATTCTGGAAAAGTTCAAAAAGTTAAAGCTTCTCTCCTAGCTGGAGAATTAAAAGACGATATGGAGCGACTTCAGGAATATGGGTTTACTTCCAGACCTCCAGACAACTCAGAAGCATTAATTTTGTCAATCGGTGGAAATCGAGACCATTCAATTGTTATTAACTGCAACGACAGAACCTATAGGATTAACAACTTAGAAAAAGGTGAAATTGCTTTTTACACGGATGAAGGCGACAAAATGCACTTCAAACGAGGAAACAAAATAGAAATTGAAACCAAAGAACTAACAGTTAACACTGATAAATTTAAAGTGCAGAACTCAACGGCTGAGCTAGTAGAAGAACTTGTAAAGCTTGTAGACGAGCTAATTAAAACTAAAACTATAACAGGAATAGGACACCAACCCTTTGTTCCTTCTCATATAACCGTTTATGAAGACATAAAAACCAAACTGGAGAGCTTAAAGCTATGAAATACCTCATTATGGCAACATTACTTATTTCGCTAAATTCTCACGGAGCATTAAATGAAAGTGATTGCGCTTCCAAAGTTATAACTGAAATCGTTAAAATTAACCCCACAGCCAACACTCCAGAATTAACAACCTACTGGGAAGCCATATGTAAGGGTGTTATTGATCACATTAAGCAAAATGCAATAGTAACTGGGCAAGACTCCGTTTCTAAGCCTATTACAAACACCGCTATTCAATAAGAAAAAGACACTCAAAAACCTTATTATAACTTATGGATTTAGAATTAATTCAAAAAGATAAGTTTATAGATTTTGGAAGTATTGAAGAAGGTTTAAGAACAAGCGTTATTATATCTCTTTTTACAGACAGAAGAATTGGAGAAAGCGAGCTTCCTGAAGGTGAAACTTCCAGACGTGGTTTTTGGGCCGACTCTATAAACGAGACAAATATAGGTTCTAGGTTGTGGCTTCTAGATAGGTCTAAAGTAACAAGAGAAACGAAATCTAGAGCTGAAGAATATGCTTATGAAGCGCTTGAATGGTTAATTGAAGCTGAAGTTGTCACCGATATTTCTGTAAATGGGATATTTGAAGGTGAATCTTTAAGCCTAGAGGTTAAGTTGACACTTCCTGGCAAGAAGTCAATTAATCAAAAATTTAATAATATTATAGAATCAGAAAAGAATAGAGGTTTATAAATGGCTTTTAATAGACCGAGTATCAAAGAAATAGTTGATAGAGTCAAAGTTGACTTCAACTTAAGACTGACAGGTTCTAATGAAACTCTAAAGTTTACATTGGCCAACGTTTTTTCTTATGTAATTGCTGGGGCCTCTCATTTACTTCATGGCCACTTAGACTTTATTTCTAGGATGGCAATGCCCGACACGGCTGAAGATCTTTATATTGAAAGGCATGGGGAAATTTGGGGAATAAAAAGAAAACCTCAAACTTATGCTTATGGGAATGTGAAGTTTCTTGGAAGCGATGGCTTTAGCGTTGATATTGGTACACTTTTAAAAGGTGCTAACGGGGTTGAGTATCAAACAGAAGAAAGCGGTTTTGTAGTTGCTGGAGAACTTATACTTAAAGTTATAGCAAAAACTCCAGGATCAACGGGAAACCTAGCGGAACTACAAACATTAAATCTAGTTAACCCTATACCTGGTATTGGAACTGAAGCAAGTATTGAAAGCCCAGGAATTAACGAAGGAACCAACGTTGAAAGTGACCAATCATTTAAAGATAGAATCATAGATAGAGTTAGAAACCCTATAAGTGGTGGAACAGTAGCAGACTACAAAAGATGGACTTTAGAAATTCCAGGTGTAACTAGAGCTTGGGTCTTCCCGTTGTATCAAGGACCAGGAACCGTTGGGGTTACATTTGTCCAGGATGAAAACCTAGATATTATTCCAAATAGCTTAAAAATTGATGAAGTCGCAGAATACTTAGATGAAAGAAGACCAATAACGGCTGAGGTTAATATATTTGCACCTCAGACAGTAGAAATAGACTTTAACATTGTAGTTACTCCAGACACTCCAGAAGTTAGAAGCGCGATAGAAGGCGAACTTAAGGATCTTATAAGAAGGGAAGCCTCTCCAGGTAAACCTTTATTACTAACAAAAATCCATGAAGCAATTTCAATTTCTTCTGGAGAAGAAGATCATGTTCTAAATTCACCTACAGAAGATATAATTTTTCTGGCCGATGAAATTGCAGTTTTCGGGGCCATAACATGGCCATAAATAGGAGCGACTACCTAAATTTATTAAAGTCACTTCTTCCCACCGGAAAAGCCTGGAATATAGAAAAAAACTCATTTTTCTATTCTATTTTAGAATCAATATCCGATGAATTTACTAGAGTAGAATCTAGAATTCAAAACCTTCTAGAGGAATTAAACCCAACAAAAACTAATGAAATGTTATTAGACTGGGAAAAATTATTAGGACTCCCTAGTAATTGTCAAGGTTCAATATCAGACCTCACCTATCAAGCAAGAAAGAAATTAGTTTACACCTATTACACAATGACAGGTGGAACGCGCCCTGAATACTACAAAGACCTGATAAGAAACTTTGGTTTTGAAGTAGAAATAAATGAAATAAAAAATTTCAGAACAGGAATTTCTAGAGTTGGAGATCCTTTAGCAAATGGAGACTGGATACACGCTTTTGAGGTTAAGACAATTGACGCGCCTGTTTTTAGGTTTTCAACCGGCTTAAACGTTGTTGGTGATCCCCTAGTCACTCAATCTAACGGACTTATTAAATGTATTATCGAAGAAAATAAACCGGCCCACGTTGTGGCCATTTACACTTTTGGTTAAGAATAAATCAATGGAGAAATATAAATGCAAAAAATAGACGGACCTGGACACGACAATAACGAGTTTACAGAAGGAAATGCCGGAACAGGTGAACCGGCTACAGTCGTAACCTCTAAATTTATGAATTCAATTCAAAAAGAACTGGCCAATGTTGTCACTAAAGCCGGCCTCTCATTAGTGCCTCCAGGTGTTGAAGAGAGTGATCCTGAATTTAAAACAGATCAATTGGCTGAGGCAATTTCTAAAGTTGCAAAAACTTCTTCTGATATTGTTGATATTTTAAATAATCAATCAGTAAAAGTTTCTTTTGGTGGACTAGGAACGGAAGAAATAACTCTGAATAAAACTCTAGTTAGAAGCGCTATTTTTGAATACGAAATTTACAGAAAAGACGCTGTTAACGAAATAAAAGTGATTGGAAGAAGTTCTTTTGCCTATAAGCCTATAGCGGATACTTTTGCAATTTTGGGAGGTTTTGAAGATCAAGACCCAAGCGAAGAAGATCACGGAGTAGAATTTTATCTTGAAAATATTGGTGGAGACATTTTTGCTCTACGATACAAGTCAAGTAACCTAGCCGGTGGGTCATACCTTGGAAAACTAAGTTACTCTTTAAAAAGCTTTTTAAATTAAATGGAGAAAAGAATGAAGAACATCATGTTATTAATTTTTATGTTAGCTTTTTCAAATGTTTCATTTGGGACTACTTTTAGGGACTCAACTTTAACAATTGGTAAAAAAGATACAGTAGACAAAGAACTGATACTAAATGGAACGGTAAAACGCGGACTAAAATCTAATAACGTATCTGGAAAATTAGAATTTACTCACAATGGAGTTGATTATAAAACTTTAGGTAGCGGAAGCGGAAGCGGTGGTGGTGGAGAAAACTATAATAATGCTTTTTCTCCAGAGCAAAATGCAAATGCTGAAGATGGGGTTTTAAACTGGACTTTCAGCGGTGGAACATTTGAGGCAACTTCTACAGATCCACTGGAAGGCGATAAATCTTTTAACTGGACTCCAAGCGCACAGAATGACTATGTTGACTCCCCTGTTCTAAACTTTAATAAAGACATTTTAAAAGGTAGATCGTGCCAAGTAAATATTGAATATATTGGCGGTGATGAAAATTTAGGTCTTCAAGTTATTAATGGTAACGATGAAGTTATTGCATCTTTTAGAAATAGTAATAGTGACGGAGAAAACAAACTTCCAAAGCATACCGTTACAGCGATTGAATCGGTGGGGTTTATTTGTCCTACAGGCGCAGATATTTTAGCTGATTCTGAAAAAGGAAATTTAAGAACTAGAATAATTAATTTGGGTGCTACATCTTCTGAATTAATTAAATTTGATAAAAACTACTCAGGAACGTTAATAGGATTAACTGAGACAACTTTGCCAGATTTACTTAGCGTTGATGTTAGCTCAACACTGGATATCATTAATAATGACACAAGTTGGATGGATAATTGTTTTGTAAGTGGCTCTGATGTACAGTGTAATTTTAGCTCTGGTGTTTTTAGTACAAGCCCAAGTTGTAATGCAGACAGTGGATCTGTAAATTCAAACTCAAATTTCTGTAAGGTTAAAGCCGTAACCTCTAGCGGTGCGACGGTACATTGTCAAAATTCATCTTCTCAAGCAAGTGTAACTTCGGAAGCGTTCTCTCTTTTTTGTATAAAGCAAGGCGCAGACGCAAAACAAACAGTTCAAGTTTACAAGTCTATTCCTAAAGTTAGTGAGAATATTAATAGTTTTACGGCTAGAATTGACAATTCTGGGGGAGTTGGGAATGAAAATACTGACTGGATATCTGGAGTTGCATCAAAGTCTGACACCTCTCTTTATACAATAATATTCGTTTCTGGTTTATTTTCTTTGAGTCCAACTTGTTCTGTTTCTGAATACAATTCTGACACAGGCCTAAACAGTGAGGCCAAAATCTCTGGGGAACCATCATCTTTTGGGCTGACAGTTAGGACGGGCTTCTCTAGCACCGCAAGCAGTTTTACAAAGTCACCGCTTAGCTTTTCAATAACTTGCAACAGATCATTGGGTGACTTCAAAATGCCAACAGCACAACCAGTAATAGTTGGACAAGTAGAAAACTCTTATGCCTCTAGTGGCAAGCAAGTTAGAGTTGAAGGTTGTAGGGTTTCCAACACTGGTACACCAGTTACAGATAGCTCACTTTGCAACAGTTGGTTAGATTCTTTGGGTGACAATGGAGTTGGAAGGACTATTTTGAATTATTCTGGAAAATTCTCTAGCCCCCCAATTTGTACAGTGGTTCCTCAGTCTGTCAGTAGTGTCAGAGCTTGCTACTTGAGGAGCGAGACTACTCTGAGTGAAATAGAAGTCCTATGTCAAGCTAGTGACTCAAACACAGACATGGACTTTGAAATATTATGTATAGGAGATAAATAATGAAATACATACTACTAATTTTAATAAGCTTAAATTGCTTTGCTAACTTTATTCCAAAAAGTAAGTTTGGAGAAAGTGAAAACGTAACAGTTTGGTTAAATAAATCAAAATGCGAAAAGAGTCAGCCCGATAAGTGCATAAAAATTGATTCAACTTATAACTATGAATACTCTGAATTAAGAGAATTTAAAGAAGTTGAAGAAAATTCAGTTTCTTGCATTGTTGATAATTGCGAAAAAGAACTTAAAAAACTCAAGTGCGATGAAGGTTTTAAAAAGCGAAAAGGTTTAATTTCTGTTTATTGCTATAAGGCTATTGAAGAAAAAATAGTTATTAATGGCGCTAAAAAAATTCAATATGATGCTGATATTGCTAGATCAAAAATAGCAAAAAATGAAAGAGCTAGTGCAATAAAAGAACTCAAGAAGTCAGCCGTTAACAAGCAATGGAACGAACTAAGTGTAAATGAGAAAAAAATACTAATGGGCATGGAGTTGAGTAACGAAGATCTTGGTTTATAATAAATGGGCCAGCTTGATCCAGGCATATTAGAAGATAGGGTTAAGAACCTTGAAAAGGGTCACATCGAGTTTCAAGAGTCTTTGGCGTCTATGCACAAGGCACAAGAACAAACTTTAACTATGATTACGGCCCAAGCCAACACCCTCCAAGGTTGGGGAATAAGACACGATGCCACTGATAAAAAAGTTTATAAGAATTCAATCCATGTAGAAGCTATGCAGAAAAGCCTAGAGAAATCCCAAATTGAACAAAGAGAGTCACAAGAAAGATTTCAAGATTCAATTACCAAAAAACTAAATAAAATGGTTAAAAGAGACTGGGCCACACTTGTAACTCTAATAATTTTCATTTGCGGTTTTAACGGTGCATTTATAGATTACAGGCTTCAGCCAATAGTTGAAGATCTTGCTGGAAACAATTCTACTAACAGAAGGCAATACGACTTTTACAATAATCATACAGACCAAATAAACAACCAAAAAACAGAATTAGTTAAGTACCAAGCTATTGTTGGCGAACTTAAAGAAAGAATTAACAATCTATTTAGAAACAATAATGATCTTAGAGACAAAGTAATAAGAATAGAAACTAAAGAAGAAATTGAGTACAGAAAAAGAAAGAAGTGATTAGGAGTTTTTCATAAAAATTTCTTTTCCAGCAAGCTCCATAATTCTAAAAAAATGCCTCACTTTCAGTTCTCTTTTGTCCTGAAGCCAATAAGTAACCATAACCTTACTTACCCCTAACCTTCTTCCAATTTCGGCTTGACTCATGCCTTGTGCAGTTAAAAGCTTTATCAGTCCAAAGTTACCAAGGAGAGCAACTTCTTCACTTCCAGGAAAGTTAACCCAAGGAAAGTTTTGAATTATGAATTTCTGAAAAGTTATATTTGTACCAAAGAAATAAAGATCTAAGCTTTTGTTTTCTTCTTTTGTTCCAAGCTTCCTAATAATCTCTAGATTGGTAACAAAAGAGTTAGCAATTATCGCTCTAGTCGCCTTCCTGGAGTCTAGAAACTTTTGTTCTAGGTCTAAGTCGTCTAATCTCTCTAACGCCAATTTAACTAGTCTTTCCACGTCCTAAACTCCCTACTCTCTAAAACTTCGATTGTTATTAATGGGCCATCTTTTTTGGGCCTAAATCTTTGATCAACTTCCCATTTTCCAGAAAATAAAAAACTATCGTCTTTAATTATTCCAGACCTGGTTAATCCATCAACATAAGGCTTAAAGCTAGCTACTAAATTATCGTAATCCAGGGCTTTCCAATAATGTCTTTCAAGTATTAATTTGAAATTAGTTAACGGTATTTCTGGTTTTTTATTTTTAGTTCTTGTGGAAATTAGAGCATAAATATCTTTGTTGGCCAAGGCCAAGGCGTATTTATTTTTACGAAGTAAGACGTTATTAGAATCAGTTTTATGATTAAGCTCTAAATACAATTTATACATATTTAAAGCCTAATCTTTTTTAGAGATTAATACTTTTTGTTAAGCTACTTTTTTAAGATCAAAGCCGTAATGGAGCTCTCTTCCGAGTCTCTTTTTGACGACTTATTTAGAAAGAAGATGAGTTCTATTAAGTCCTATGAGTCCAGATATAAAAAGATGTAGGGACTCGGCCGAATCGGACAATGAGCATTTTTTGATGAGTTGCTCTTTACTTCTTGTTATCCCATAAAGAATAAGAATTTCCCTCAAGTTAAAATGCTTTTTAAAAACTTCTTATGTCGTTAACTAAATTTGGCTATGCCAACAATTTCATTTTTTCATTTTTAAACTCTTCGTCAGTTAAAGCGCCACTCTCTTTCAATCTATGAAGCTTTTCTAGTTGATCGATACTTGATGAAGTGGCTTCAATGATAGGTTTTTCACTGGATTTAATCTTCAGCAGCTCAGAATTCAAGGCATCAACAAACGGCTTAATTGTCTTCTTGGTTATATGCTTAACTTCCATGCTACTTACGCCGTCCCAAATTCTAACGTGTCCATTTATAAGACCAGTGGAGTGATCTACAGTATTAATTTT